AGCGGGATTTTTATTGTCAGTTAGCGCAGTCCTTTTTTCAGTTTCCTATAGCGGCCTTCAACAGAAGCAATGGTCAGCCCCATTTGCTCCGCCATGTAGGATGGTCTTAGGCCGTGTTCATAATAGCTTATCAATTCTGCATCCATTTCAGGTGTCCAGATGCGCCTAGTCCGTCTTACTATTGGCATTTGTCCTTCTCCCGTATCTCCAGCCCACGCGCTTCCAGTGCGGCGCGGAGAGCGTTGGCAGCGTCTTCACTCGTTAGATGCATCTGCGCCGCGCACTTTTCTATCGCCTCCACCAGCGGGTCAGGCTTGGGCTTGGGGATGATGAAGCGGTCGAAATGCTCTGGCGGGTTTATCCAGTAAGCGTCTATCGCACCGCTTATCTCTTGCCGGAAGTCGCTCACCTCTTGCTTAAAGGCTTCGTGCGCTTCGATGGCGCGGCATAGTGCTTCGGTATATGGGGAGACCTCACGGCGAACTGCGCGTTTGTCGCTTAGGTCGCGTTCGGCCAGCACTTCGCGCACCAGCGCCAAGGCTTTTGCTTCAATGTCTGTCATATCTCATCCCTCAATGCCTTTTCGGCGTCCTCGATCAATTCGATGGGTGGGTAGCGCAGATAGGACACATGGTCTTTGCCTATCACGCCCAGAAACTCCAGATATTCCATCAGGCGATAGGCTAAGGTTTCGCCTGCGCGTTCGATGTATCGTTCGGGCAGTGCCAATTCGTCATCATCGTCATCATAGTCGGTCATTTCGTTTCTCCCGTATATAAAACCAGTCAGCCCAAGAAATGCGGCCAGACCTGCTCCCCGAAAAATAAAAGCAGCTTCTGCCCTTGCGTTTATCAGCCATCTCAATACGCTTAGTTTGGATTGGGTTGGTCATTTGCTTTGTTCCTGTAGATACGCGCCGCGTTCAACCGCGTCCGCAAGGTTCCGGCCTATGTCATATTCGGGGTCCGTATAATCCGTTGGCACGTCACCGCGCAGCCAAGCAGCGATAGCTTTGCGCTCGTTTGCAATGATGTTCGCATCGTTCTGTGTGTTCTGCTCAGTTCTGCCGTGCTTAACGCCTAACAAGTAGGCGATAGTCAGTGCGTCTTCGCTGTCTTTGTCATTGGTCATGTTGCTTTCCAATCTTTAGGGTAGGGGACTGCTCGATAGCTGGTCATGTAAAGTCTACCGTCTTCATCCCAATGTTCGGTTCCTGTTGAGCCGTCATCGTTCAATATGACTGCGTGGGCTGGTAGCACCCGCAGCGGTTCGCCCGTCTTAGGGTCAATGCGGTATCGTATCTTATCCGCATCAATAAATTTGTCCTCATCACTAAGCGCCGGCCAAGGGGCCGTCTGATGCACTGATCGAAAGCGATGAACCATGACTGGTATTTTGTCGGTCATTTGCTCTGCCCCTCTGTGTCGTGCAGCACTTCCACACGCCATTTCAAATCGGCATAGCCGCGCTTCCCGCCGTTGCCGTCTGCGAAGGGTTTAGCTGCTTCAATCCGTCTGCCTTCGCTTTCGGCTTCATGCTGCGTATTAAATCCGTCAAACAGCGTAAACTTGCGCGCGTCGTGTCCGCCGCGATATTCGCAGACAAGGGCATACGGCATACCTAACTTAGCAAGCGTTTCATGTGTCACTTGGCGTTCTGTGGCTTTCATTTGCTCACATCCATCTAGTTATGAAGGTTACGCCGCCCGCAGTGCGGCACTTGAAGGCTTTGCCGTTACGGATGCCGTATTGGCTCACGTTGCGGCTGGTGCGCTTGGCATCGCCCTTCTTGGTGGCTGGCATGGTGGCGCTCTCGCCGACTTCCAGCGTGCCCATCGGGTAGGTCATTGGTCTAGACATTTGCTTTGCTCCTTTTCGCGCATCGCACGGCGTTCCGCGAAGGTCTTGCCGTCTATGCTGCTTCGCAGCGGCCATGCGCTGTCGGATGATACGCGATGTTTGCGCCCCATAGGGGCGGCTTGTTGTGTTTTTATCATGTGTCTGTCCTTTACAGTTCTATTGTTGTCTTAGGCTTGGGCTTCCAGTCGAGCGGCCTAGCCAGCCAGTATGCGCGTTCGTCGCCTGTTGTGCGGTCTGCATGGTATTTGAACAGCGCAAGGGCCAGCGGGTCGTATCCCTTATGCTTGTGCGTCACGATTAGCGGCGATGGCGTCATTGGCCTAGGGTCAGGGCAATAGAATTGCCGCTTGTTTTCGGCTGTCACTTCCAGAATATCGCGCAGCGTCAGGTTTAGGCCGTGTTCGTTGTTGATGTAGGCCGCAATGACGCTGCGGTCACTGATATATCCGGCAAGGTGCAGGATTTGCTTGCGTAGTGCGTATTCCATCAATTGCGCTCCCGCTTGATGCTTAGTAATTCGGTGCCCTCGCGCAGCCATGCGTTACGAAACCATTCGCGGTCTAAATGCGTCCGCCATAGTATGATTAAGGTGACGGCTTGCATGGCTAACAGTGCAATGATTGCAATTTGATATTGGTTCATAATTAATCATCCAATAATAAGGTTAATAGGAATAGGGCGGCTCCAGCGATAACCGCAATCATTCTGCGTCGATGCGGTCAAGCGAGGCTTGCAGCATATTGGCTTCAGCTTGCCAATGGTCGCGGCTTGCGTTCAGTTCGTCAATCTCGCGCTTTGCGTCTTCTAGTTGGTCTTCAACGTTTAACAGTTCGGCTAGGCGCTCGCCCAGCACGACTGCCAGTTCGTGATTGCGGTCTAATGCCGTGCGGACTAGTTCGCTGTCCGATAGCATCCGTAAATAGTTGCGGTCTTGTGTCATTATGCTTCCCTCACTGTTTTAATGATTGCGTAGATTGATAGGGCTAAGACGCCCCAGAAAAATGCGTTGATGATGATGTGGGATATCATGCTACAGCGTCCGCTGGTGCGTAATGATCGCGCAAAGCGTCCCAATCGACGGTGTTAAGGTCAAGCATGTCCCAAATAAAGCCCGCTACGGTGCTGTCTTTTCCGATTAGGCTATAGACATCTTCTTCGACCATATCGCGCAGATATTCCGGCGAGAAGTCAAAACCCTCATCTGCCAATTCTGCCCATTGGTCACCGAACCATACGTTTACTGTCCACGTGGCGGCATTGCGCCATCCGTTGCATGTATTGTCTGTCATAGTGTCTCACTCCTATAATTGGCACTAGCGCCATCCTCGGCGCGGATTGCTCCGCGCTCCGGTGGTGTTAGGCTTCATGTTTTGCCTTGTTGACAATGCGGGCTATATCTTGGCGGCCCATCAAGAATAGCCATGTGATGCCATCATCGACTGTCGCAAAATCCCGAAAACGATTGTCGGCATCGGGACCATTAACGATTAGGCGGCCTTGCGTGTTTGTCCAAATATGCCAGCCGTCAGCGTCAAGACATATTTTAGAGCCGCTGGAATTGATTTTGTAATAGTTCATGGTGTCTCACTCCGTTGCGTTGTTGATACCCTCTTATCTACCCTCATTCGTATGCTGTCAACAACAAAATGTGTTGCAGATAAAAAAATATTGGTAGTTTGAGGATAGCCTAACTTTTTCCGTGCATTTGCACATGAAAATAAATCTGTGGATAACTTATTTGCGGACATGGGCGGAATAGTCATTTGTTAGGCTATGGAAATGGGCGAAATAGCCTAGGAAAAAGTGACGGATTACAGCGCGTCTTGGAGATAGTTAGGCGATCTAGGCTATTGGATATGTAGTCACTATCAAAAAGAAAAATGTTATATAGAATATAACCTATACGGTTAGCGATACATTCGTGGCGATTGAAAACCGATAGCCTAGATAGCCTAGATGACCTAGACTTTACGTTAACGTAAAGCGATGACTCGGTTCGTCGACGACTTGCGAACGCATAGCCTAGACCGCCAATTGTGTGAACAATTGTAAACTGTAATTCTACCAGCAAAATGTTTTTTACTAACATCGATGTTAGCAGAAAGGGAAAGGCCAACCGAAAATCTACCATCTAGAACAAAGCCAGAACGCTTCGAGCAGGGGGGTGGGGGGCGTAGGGCCGAGCGCCGCGTGACTGTCACGGGCACGGTACGCAAACAATTTTTATTTTTTTTGCAAATTAGAATGCAACATACTATAGTACGCCCAATGACATTTTACTCACTGCCATTTACACCTGAGCGCACGCAGGCCACCGAGTCGCGGCTAGAGGCGATATACACCGCTGCGCGTTACGGCCTAAAGGGTGACAGTCTGGCGATGGCTGCTGGATTGACCCCGCGCCAGTTCCGCGTGCTGGCCGACGCTGACCCACTGGTCGAGATGGCTGAGATCAAAGGTCGCAGCGACGGCGAGTACACAGCGGCTAAGACCATGTACGAAGCGGCGCGCGATGGCGACAGCAAGGCTGCGCTGGAAATACTCAAGCATCAGCACGGCTGGGTAGCCAAGCAGCAGATTGACGTGAACATCGACCAACAGATAAGCATTACAGGCGCGCTGGAAAAAGCACAGTCGCGCGTCATCGAAGGGCTGTACACTGACGTGACGCCCCGCCTAGAGGATAACACACATGCAGCAGCCGATATATTCAGCGCAAGACGAGATGGAGTTGATGGCGCGGCTGTGGTCGCCCACACTGAAGGATGACCCCCTAGCATTTGTGCTGTATACGTTCCCGTGGGGCCAAGCAGGCACACCGCTGGAACATTTCCCCGGTCCGCGTAAATGGCAGCGCCAGATACTTGGCGACCTACGCGACCACATCAAAGAGAACAACGGCAAGGTTGACTACGACACGTTCCGCGAGTCGGTGGCGTCAGGCCGCGGTATTGGTAAGTCAGCCCTCGTCAGTTGGCTGGTGATATGGATGCTGTCGTCACGCATCGGCTCTACGACCATCGTGTCGGCGAACTCTGAAGCGCAGTTGCGCTCCGTCACATGGGCAGAAATTACCAAGTGGCTGGCGATGTCGCTGAACAGCCACTGGTTCGAGATAGCCGCCACACGCATCATGCCAGCCAAGTGGCTGACGGAACTCGTCGAGCGCGACATGAAGAAAGGCACGCGCTACTGGTCCGTCGAAGGGCGGCTGTGGTCGGAGGAGAACCCCGACGCGTACGCAGGGGTCCACAACTTCGACGGC